CGCCCGACCGAGCCGCTGGAGTTCGACTACCTGGCGGTGCCCTACAGCCCGACGGAGAACCACCGGATGGTGCAACTCCAGAAGCTCCAGCAGTACATGCCCCTCCTCGTGGGCAACCCTGCGGTCGACCAGTCGAAGCTCATCACCAAGCTGCTCGACCTCCTCGGGATGCGCGACATTCTGGCACCGCCCCAGCCTGCGCAGCCTCCCGGAATGCCAGGAGCCCCCGCGCCCGGAGGCGCTCCACCGGGGCTTCCGCCTGAGCTTGCCGGGCTCATGGGTGGAGGCGCCCCGGCGGGGGCTCCTGGCGCCGATACGACCGCCACAGGGGCACTCCCCGAGGGCATTGAGCCCCCGGCAGTCCCGACGCAGATGGGTAGCCTCTGATGGCACGCGACTACCAGCATGAGTACGACACGTACCATTCGAGTATGTCTGCGAAGAAGGACCGCGCGGCGCGGAATAAAGTGCGGCGTAGAGCCCTGCGCAATGGCACAGTCACCAAGGGTGACACCAAAGACATCGACCACAAGAATGGCAACCCGAGGGACAACTCAGCGGGCAACCTTCAGGTCATGGACCGTAAGAGAAATCGGGGCGACAAACGCGTCGAGGATATTCAAGGGAGAAACCGATGAAAGACACGAAGAAGACAACGGCAAAGCAGGCTGTACCTGAAGGCAAGGTACCAAAGAAGAAGCGCCCGTTCAGCTACCGTAAGTCTCCCTCGAAGTCGTCTCCGCTTTCGACTTTCGACGACCTCCGTGCGACGGGACGGAAGAAGCTCAAGTCAGCGGGCGACTGATGCCGCTCTACGACTTCCGTTGTAAGGGCGAGTGCGGCTACTACACCGACATGTTCATTCCTCTGGCCGAGGTCGACAACGCGGTGTGCCCCGACTGCCAGGGCGAAATTAGCATTCGCATCGGCGCTGTGATGACGGTCGGCCCGATGCCGTCGAAGCCCTTGAAGGTTAGCCACGTCGGCCGCTCGTTTGAGTCAGCGTCCGAGTACCGTGACTACAAGCGAAACAATCCTGACTGCGCCATTCTAGAGGCTAACTCTACGGAATGGCGGAAGCATGTCGACGTGGCTCGCGAAAAGGCAGAGAAGACTGCCAAGCGACGGGGCTATCGTGACCTAGCCGACCAGCGTGAGAAGCGGGGGCTTGAGCGGAAAAAGCAGCGTGGAGAAGTTGACGCAAAAGTTTTCGTCTAGTATCCAACCAGTGAGAGGTGCCCCGTGCCCATGATGAATGAACTGCTCGACAAGCTCAAAAGTGACCCGCCTCAGAACGAGGAGGAGCTGACTCAGCTTCTCGGCGAGACGGGCTATGACCTTGTGCCGACCGAGCCGATGGCCGCTGAGGGCGACGACATGGGTGATGACATGGGCGGCCCGGACATGGGCGACATGTCCGAAGAGAAGGGCGACGACGAGAAAGAGGAGATGGACATGGAGGAGGAAGAGGCAGACATGCCCCCTCCCATGAAGATGCCCGGCAAGGGCGCTCCTACTCGCGTTGAGCTTTCTGTTATGCGTCTTGGCGCGGCCAAGAAGGCCCTCGATAAGGGCAAGAAGAACAAAAAGATGATGAAGGGAGGAATGTATGGGTGAAGAGGTCGAGGCGGAGGTTGCGCCCGTGTCAGCATCAGCGTCCGACGCATCCGAAGCTGTGGGTAGTGCATCTGATGCTTCCGTGGATGACTCCCTTTCTACGGAAAACGAGGCGCAACCTACCGCCTCCTTCGCTTGGGATGAGTGGGACGGTGAGACGGACAGTCTCCCCGAGGCAGCTCGCGAGTGGGCTGCACCCTTCAAGACTTACTACAACAAAGGGCTTGAGACGCAGCTTACCGAAGTCGAGGAACTGAAGAAGCTCTACGATGGGCTTCTGTCGGGCCACTCCGACCCGCGCCTTGAGCAGATGGAGACGAAGCTCAAGGAGATGGAAGGTCTTCACGGGAAGACCACCTCCGAGTGGGAAACCAAGTACGGCGAGCTCGAAAAGACGTACAAGGAGTACCACACACAGGTCGAAGCTGCGATCGACAAGGAAGCTGAAGAGTATGCTCAGTGGTTCCAGCAGGAGAACACTGACATCTTCGAGAATGAAAACCTAGCCGAGGTGTTCGTCGGGCTTCTCGACGAAGGCTGGGAAATGGAGACGGCGGCCGAGGCCGCACGTCTTCCAGCGCCGCTGATGCAGGCGGCACGACAAGCGAAGGCGGACGGCGTCCCAGACGCATACGCGCTGCGCATTGTGGGCCAGGCGAAGAGCCCGGCTGCTCCTCGGCCTGGAGCAAAGCTAACTGCGGGGGCTACGGTTCCTGCTCGTTCCCGCGAACAGGCTATGCTTCCCGAGAAGGTGCAGCCAACCTCGTTCAAGGATCTTCGCAATCAAGTCGCGCGTATCGCGCTAAAGAGGACTAGCTAATGGCTATCTCTCCTGACGTTCTGGCGACAGCTCTTAACGAGCTGATGCCTGCGTATTCGGAGATGTTCGTCAAGTGGCACCCGCTGCTGGACAACATTCTCAAGGGTGGAAACATGGACCGCGCGGCCCTGAAGGGCCCGAAGCGGGAGTTCGCTGTCGTCACCGACGGCCCTGGTACGGTCACGCATGTGCAGACCGGTACTGAGGTCATCGCTGGTGGTCGTACGCAGAACGCACATCGAGGCAACGTGGTTGCACCACGCCTCATCTACGCGTTCGACGTGCCCGGCAAGGACCTGGCTGAGGCCAACGGCGAGCAGGACCTCGCCCGCATCCTCCAGCACTACCCGGAGCTCGCCCTGGCGGACTTCCACGAGCGCATCGCCAAGCAGCTCGGTACGGGTAACGGTACGGGTGTCGGGTCCTTCGCGACCATGAACGGCAACACGACCTTCAACCCGGACGGAACGGCACGGGATGGCTTCTTCGAGTTCAACCCGCTGGCGTCGCAGACTAACACGGTCCACGGGCTTGTCAGCCAGGGTGGAACCAGCGGGATCTCGGGCTGGGGTAACCAGTACGAGGATGTCACGTCCTTTGCGACGAACGGGCGTACCCGTCTTCGTAAGGCGTACTTCGCCGCCAGCCGTCAGGGCAAGACGCTCGGCCCTGTCGATCTGATGATCGGCGACGAGCAGTCCTACCTCAACTACATCGAGGACCTGGACGACCAGGTTCGCGTGGTCAAGGTCGAGGGCGACAAGGCACCGGGCAACGTCCGTCAGGGCATGAAGTTCCTCGATGCCGACTTCTACCTCGACGATGCCATCGACATTTCAGCGTCCCAGTTCACTGGCGGTGCTGACACTGCTGGCGCAGACGGCGTCATCTACGGGTTTAAGACCCCGTGCTGGTACTTGTTCACCCTCGGTCACGACGCAAGCCGTGAGACGAAGGGCGACTTCGCCGTTCGTGGTCCGTTCCGTATCCCGGACCAGGACCTCTACCGCTACGAAATCGTCCTGATGATGGGTCTTCACACGACCCAGCGTCGGGCCAACTTCGCCGTTACCGGCTGCGCCACGCCGTAGGAGGCCATCATGGGATTTACAGCAGCGGGCATTAGCCCCTCCACCGTCACCACGACGCAGCAGGCTCCACTGGGCTTCGTTCTTACCGTCCCTGACGGCGACAACGGGCTGCAAGAGTGGATTTATGTCTACAACGACAGTGGTGCCGAGGTGCCGGTCGCGAAGATGGCAACCCGTAAGGCAGGTACTGCGACGTACAACGTCGCCGCTGCCGGTGCGATTAACCCTGCACAGGCCGTTGGCCTGTCAGTGTACGCTATTCCGAACGGTTCCTACGGCTTCCTGCTTCGTAAGGGCATTGGAACTGCTACTGCCGCCGGGACTGTGACCGCAGACAAGGGCCTTATCTTGGCCGCTAGTGGTAACGTGACCCATGAGGGTGCAGTCACAGGCTCGGCTTGTGGTAGTACCCTTGCAGGGCGTTCTGGCCTCGGGACGCTCACTGTCTTCGTCAACTGCCAGGGCTGACTGATGGCCGTCACCTCCGCAAGTGTGTCCGTTAACGCCGAGGCCGACATCGGCTCTACGCTTGAGGTTCAGTTCTCAAGCCGTGGGCCGCAGACCTGGGTGTACGTTCTCAACGAGGACTCGAACGCACTTACGGAAGGTGACGTTGCCATGCGCAACACCACCTCGACTGACTACAAGGTGGTGTTGTCGTCCGCTGGAGCCCTGGTGCAGTCGATACGCTGCATCGGGGTAGCCCAGCACTCCATCCCTGCGGGCTCGTACGGCTACGTGCTGCGCAGAGGCATCGGCACCATTCAGGTGGGCTCGGGTGCCACCGTCTCCGACAGCGAGGGCCTCACGGCCGGAGGTGTCGAGGCAGGTTCCATCATCAAGTTTGCTGCGGGCAACGTGGCCCCAGGTTGCATCATCGCGTTGGCTGTGCAGAACATCGCGGCGGGTGCTACAGGACTGGCGTTCATCGACTGTCGGGGGTAGCTATGAACTTGACCGAGATCCGAACCGCGATGTTCGCGCAGGCGGATTGGTCACCCGAGCAGTCTGAAGAAGCTGTCGGTCGTATCAACGGCTTCATCAACCGCGCGTACAACCAGTTGTCGCTTGAAGCGCCGTACTTGTTCTTCGAGGACAAGATGCGAATGGCTGTCGAGCCCGACGAGAAGTCTGCCTCGGACAGTGACACGCTTGAGCCGTTGGGCAACAACGACCTCGCATCGCCTGGACGCGACCCGTGGACGTTCGCTACGACATACACGAAAACAACGGCTGCTGCGGACACTGACGGGCTGTACACGACCACTTGGAAGACAGACAGGTCGTGGGACGGGCGAATTATCGAGATTGAAACCGGCACACACAAGGTTCGCAATCAAATCCGCACCATCTGGTACGACAGCTCGGACGATAAGTACAAGCTGACGCTCCTACACCCGTTCGACATTGAGACGCATGGTCTAACAAGTGGTTTAATCGGACCTGACGGCAATGTTCTTCTAGGCTTCAAGTGGCGCATCTACACCGAGGAGTACCCCTTCCCGGACGACATCATCAAGATGCGCTCGATGCGGCTGTTCAACAACACGCAACAGTATCCTCTCGACGTGATGGGGCAGGACGAGGCTGAGGAGCGCACGCTCATCGGGCCGCGTGCTCAAGTCGCATCAGGCATTCCTCGAGTCGCATTTCGACGCGAGCACTTCCAGCTTGAGGGACCAGGTGTGGCCCCAACTGCGGAGAAGGCTTTAGACCAGACTCCTGGGAATGATCAGCAGCCTGATCCTGTCTACCCTTGGAGAGGCCCTGAAAAGCCGGGCGAGTTCCAATACATCGTCACGTACACCTGGGGCAAGCGAGACGCCGACTTCCGGCTCCCAGGACTGGCCAAGTGGGACACATACGCCCAGAACTGGTCGAACACTGGGCAGACCATTCCACAAGCCCCAGGGATGGAGCCAGCTGACAACCGCATTCGGGAGCCCCGCTACGAGTCTGCCCCGAGCCCTGCGTCGTCGGTAGTCGCTGTTCAGGCCCTTGAAGCGGGCGTTGCTGTTTCTCCCTACACGGCCATCAAGGTTCGTGTACCGAACATCGAGTACGCACTCGGCTTCCTGACGCAGCACCCAACGGCGACTTCGCCCTCGAACAAGCGTGTCTCGCAGCACCAGAGCGGCATCCACGTCCGCATCTACCGTAAGCGTATTTCTGTGTTCCCGGATAGGGCCGAGGACCCGTACGCAAGTATGGCATCCGCGTCTAAGGGTATTCGCGCCAACAAGGCTGTCATCGACAACAAGGACAAGTTCTACCTGCTGGCAGAGCTCCGTGTTGACGAGGTCAACCGAGGCGTCTTTATCGACGACGGCCAGTACCTCCCTGACCGGTCCCGGCCGCTGCGCGACATTCACGGCTACCAGCAGTACG